ATGATAAAAGAACAAAGTTTTGAATGGCTGCTCGAGGGATGCCATCGCATTGCAGATGTGGCAGTGGCCTATTACCCAAACTACGCGTATGCCTGCTCGGCCGTAAAGGCCCTGCGCCGTTCCATTGCGGAACACGCTTGCCTGCTGAAGGATCTGACGGACCAGGGCTATACCGCCAGGACTGCCCACCTCACCCCCGTACAGATAGGCATCCTCCTGAGCTACTGGGGGATGCCCGACCACGTGAAGGATATGGCCGTGAAAAATCCGTATCTTCTGGTCTCTAAAAAATATGCGAAATAGAGAATGTATTTCTAATACATTCTGATTATTTTAGTATATTATTATATAGGGTGGTGGAGGATGAGGTGAAACCCTCTCTCGCCACCTTATGTATTTCATTAATTTTTAGCCGATTCTAACTGCTTATTTGTATCCCCCTGGCTGGTCCCTTACCTTTGTCGCATTATCGAATTAAGAATAGACAAAAATGGAAAAAGAAATGAGACCCATGACAACGGAGATGCTGAAGAAAGGCTATCTCCTCTTCCCCAAAGCCTTGTTTGAGGAACAAATGAATATGAAAACCGGAGAGAAAGCCGCCGATGCCTTCGAAGCCTTTGTCTTTGTGCTGACACACGTCAACTACAGCACGGTGACCTGCAACGTCAGGGGACACCTTTTCGACTGTGTACGTGGCGAGTCCGTACTTTCCCTGGCCCGCTGGATGGAGATATTGGGGTGGCCTCGCAACCGTACGCGCTACTTCTTCAACAAGATGTTCGACGCCGGCATCGTGGAGCGGGTGGCCAACCCCTACGTGATGCACATCCGTATCCCCGATTATGATTTCCTTACTGGCAATGCCCGTCCTAAAGCAGCCCCGCGGAAGAAGAAGGCAGCGCCGGTGGCTGGGGTGGGAGAGGACTTCTGCATCTTCTGGGAAAAGTTTCATGACATCACCGAGCATCCCAAGGTAAACATCGGCCGGGCCCGTCGCGAATGGAAAAAATTGACGGCAGGCGAGAAACAGCGGGCACTGGACAACATCGACGAATATTACGACCATCTGAACAACCAAAAATATTGTAAACAAGCCGCCACCTATCTGGCGGACAAATCTTTTGAAAATGAATATGATGACTGAAACTACTTTTTCCCACGACAGTGACCTCGAAGAAGCTGTCATCGGTGCCTGCATGATAGAGCGCGCTGCCATGCCTCTGGTGGCGGACAAACTTCGTCCCGAGATGTTCTACGAGGAGAAGAATCTGGAAATTTTTGTCGCCCTGCAATCGATGTATCGCAGCGCGAAGTCCATAGATACCATCACGCTGAAGAACGAACTGGCAGCCCGTGGCAAACTCGATGCCGTGGGCGGGCCTTACGAACTGTTACGTATCAGCTCGAAGGTCAGCTCCAGTGCTCATCTGGAGTATCATGCGCTCATCCTTAGGCAATTGCACACGCGGCGTATCATGCGTACGGGATTCCAGCAACTGCTGGCGTTCAGTGCCGACGAGTCGATGGATATTGACGACATCCTGGTGGAAGCCCATCGACTGCTGGAGGGGCTGGAGGACGAGAGCGGCGTAGCCGACCACCTTCGCTCCATAGACCGGCTGATGGACGACACGCTTGCCGAGGTGGAGCAGCGTATGGAGCACGGATGCAACGGCATTACGGGTATCCCTACGGGTTTTGACGCTCTGGACCACGTTACGGCGGGCTGGCAGCGCGGCGACTTGAACATCCTTGCTGCCCGTCCGTCGGTGGGGAAGACGGCCTTTGCCCTCCACCTGGCCCGTGCCGCTGCCATGGCGGGGCGTCATGTGGTGGTCTTCAGCCTCGAAATGCAAGGCGAGCGCCTGGGCGACCGCTGGCTGCTTGCAGCTACGGAGGGGGTAGACCCGCAACACCTGCGCAGCGGCCAGCTCACACCCGGCGAGGTGAGGCAGGTGCATGAGGCGTCTGCCGAGTTGTCGCGGTTGCCCATACTGATAGACGACCATCCGATGACGAGCATGGACCGCGTGCGTTCTTCCGCCCGCCTGCTGAAGAGCAAGAATCGCTGTGACATGGTGATTGTGGACTATCTGCAACTATGTGACATGAGGAGTGACCAGAAAAACCGCAACCGCGAGCAGGAAGTGGCGCAGGCAAGCCGCAAGGCAAAGCTGCTGGCCAAGGAGCTGGATATCCCCGTACTGCTGCTGAGCCAGCTGAACCGGGCGAGCGACGGTAGCATAGACCATCGCCCCACCCTGAGCAACCTGCGCGAGAGCGGCGCCATAGAGCAGGATGCGGATATGGTAATGCTGCTTTGCCGCCCTGCCCTCTACGGCAAGACCGTCGATAAGAAGAGTACTTATCCCACCGATGGCCTGGGTATCGTCATCATAGCCAAGCACCGTAATGGCAAAACCGGTGAAGTCTATTTCCATCATAACCAAAGCATGACAAAACTGGTGGACTACATACCACCATTGGAGTGGCTGACGAGGAATGCAAAGTGATGGATGGAAATTTATAGAATACAGAGACACAAAGACACGGAGATTTTTCTTATTGCTTGAAAAACTCTGTGTCTCCGTGTTTTTTGTAGTAAAAAAAATGGCAAAATACTTGACTTCCGCTTCTTAATGTTGTATCTTTGTAATGTGCTTAAGAAAAGGAATAATCATTGATTCGGGCGCCCTATCCCTTCCCTTACCCACTTCTCTCTTGTAACTCATTTTTCTTAACTTAAACCTTAACTTTTCAAATTTATGGATGTAATTGTAGAGCGCTTCCAGCGCCGTAAAATCGTGAGCAACCCGGCTTCGCCCATGTTGTACTATCTCCGTCAGAAACCCAAGACCTGCGGCACCGTGGACATCGATGTCCTTGCCGCCTCCATTCAGAAAAACTGTGCCATGACGAAGGGCGACGTGAAGCACGTCATCGAAGCCCTGGTGGAGGAGATTCAAGGCAACCTTGCCAACGGCGACAAGGTGAAGCTGAACCAGCTGGGCACTTTCCACATGACGTTCCGCTGTCCCGGCATGGAGGCCTCGGACAAATGTACGGTGCGCAATATCTCGAAGGTGAATATCCGCTTTATCCCCGACAAGGAGCTGAAGCTGGTGAACGGCAGTACCGCCGTGACCCGCAGCCCGGCGAATGTGGGCTTTGTGCTCGACAAGCCCGAGGAGGGCGGCTCCGGCGGCGGCAATCAAGGCGGTGGTTCCGGAGGCGGCTCCGGCGACGACGGCGACCAGGGCGAAAATCCGCTGGGATAAAGAAGGAATGATTAAGGGTTAGTGATTAATGGTTAATGAACACAAGCAAATCGCTTATCGCTAATCAATCCCTAATGATTAACCATTAATCATTAGCCCTTAATCCTTAATCACTAATCCTTAACCATTAATTCTTAACCATTAATTCTTAACTATTAATCCTTAATTTTATGAGTACAAAATCATCTGTTTGGGATAAGATTCTGAAAGTGATAATCGCTGTAGCCTCCGCGCTTATTGGTGCCTTGAGCGCCCATGCCATGATAGTGTAGCGGGTTTCCTTCACTTTTAATTTTTAATTTCTAATTTTCACTAGTGTCCACTAAAAATTTTTTGGTCACTAGTCGGTTAAAAATTAAATAAATTCGATTCACTTGAATCATTTAGCTCTTTGATATTTTTGAAATTCGATTTGTCGAACAAATCTCTAAGATGAGTTTTATCGGTTAGCGAGATGCCGAGTATTTGCAAGGTTTCGTAGATGCTTCGCTCTAACTTCATATCGTGTTGTACTATCGCCACAAGGCAGTAAGTAATTATGGCACAATATATTTGTATGCGTACAGCATTCTCCGAAGTTCCCCAAAACCTCTTTATCTTAAGGTGTTGTTTAATCCATTTGAAAAACAGCTCCACACTCCATCTATTTCGGTATAACCGAGAAATCAGCTCAGCCGAAGCGTCAAGATTGTTCGTCAGGAAAATGTATCGTGTGCCACTTTCGGGGTCTTCAACAATGAGCTTTCTAAGTTCATCGGGGTAATCCTTGGAACTTTTATAAACCGTAAAACATCCGATGACATCAGAAATGACACCTTCAGGCAATCTTCGCTTCCACGTTTTGGGCTTGATGCGTACATTGGTTTTGGCTCGTACAACGAAGAAAGCACCTATGCGGTCTATCGTATACAAGTTGCCAAAATCGTTGTAACCACGGTCAAATATATAATGCGCACCACGTTCATAAGGAATCACAGACATCGCTTTTGTATCGTGAATATTAGCAGGAGTAATATGCACAAATGCAGGAACTTCCGCTTCCACATCGTAGAGCGTATGCATCTTGATTCCGCCTTTATGCTTGCGGAATTTAGCCCACTCGAACACTGACAGACAAAGGTCAATCGTGGTGGAATCAAAAGCATAGACATGACCGTCAAGCTCAAAGATTCTTTCGATTCTACGCTTGCGCGCTTCGGCTATCATGAAGGTTGCATATTCCTGGAAGATGCGATAGTCACGTTGCTCGTTAGCCTTGCTAAGATTGCTTCGTGTTACGGACTTGCCGATTCCCAGATGATAGAGTTTTCCGGTGTGAGCCTCCAGTGACACGATGAGGTCTCTTAAACTCTCACGGTTGGAAAGTTGACCGAACATCATCGTAAGCAACTGATTCCAACAGGTATAGCTTTTAATGTATTTGTTGCCTTCATACTTCTTGACGATACGCAAGAACTTGAACTCATCAAGAAATGTGACTAATTGAGAAAAAACATATTTGTCTTTATTCATAACAGTCTGATTCAGACTGCAAAAGTAATTTCAAATCGTTGCGCACCAAATACCATTACAACAAACTGAATTTCAACAATTTCAAAGAACGACTATGATTTTTTAGTGGACACTAATGTCTAATTTTTAATTCTCATGAGATTCATCAATCTTATCGTCGTCCATTGTTCCGCCACCCGCTGCGACCGCTGCTATACGGAGCACGACTTGACGACAGACCACCTGCGCCGGGGCTTCTCCGGCGCAGGCTATCATTTTTATATCCGCAAGAACGGTGACATCAAGTCCCTGCGTCCCTTGTCCCTGCCTGGTGCCCATGTCCGGGGTTGGAATGCAGGTAGCATCGGTGTCTGCTACGAAGGCGGTCTTGACGAGTGCGGTCGCCCTGCCGATACACGCACCCTTTTTCAAAAGCACTCCCTGCGTGTGCTTGTGTTGCTGCTGCTGAAGGATTATCCCGGTTCCCGGCTTTGCGGTCACCGCGACCTGAGCCCCGACCTGAACCATATAAGGGGGACAAATCACTTCGTATGTTAACTCAACATAGGTAAATGTGACTGAAATACCTATGAATAAGGAGGTTAAATGAAATTGGGCAATTAAAGAATATCAAATCGAATTGTTACATTATAGGACATAGATGTTACATTTGAAGGGAAAACATAAACGGTCTAAACGGTCAAATGTTACATAGTGGCAAAACAGAGGGCTGGATTGATGCTTTTGAGGCACGATTCAGCCCTTTTTCTGTGCAGGGTGGACAGGACTACTCTTGGGTACTACGAATGAGGTGAGACTGTCGTATAATGGCTTTCTGGGTCAGTTTAACACCGCCATCAGTGAGACCAGCATGGAGTAATGAGCTCTTTTTGATGCCTATTTGGGCTTCGTTTAGTACAGTATAAATAGCACTGATGCTGCCGAAATAATAGTCTTTTTTCTCAAAAATGAGATGTACATGGATTACTTTGGTCATATTCTTACTATTTGGAAGTTTATTTTGCAAATATATTCCATATAATTATTATACAGAAGTATTTACCAAGAAAATATACATTGTTTAAGGTGTTTAGAGGATATGGCTTCATAAGTTCTTTTATGTGTCCGAATGGATAAAATGGTATTGATGAATAGCCAGAGAGTGAAATGTTAAAAACAGAGTTGGAGATACTTTTGGGGATACAGTTGGAGATACTTTTTTATTCTGTTTTTTGAGATTTGACAAAAGTTGGGGATACCTTTTTAACTATTATGAAAGGAAGTTTTTTATATGATGTTTCTTTTTAAACGCTGTTTTCGTAGCTTTAAATGAATATTTAAGGTGGGATAGTATAGGTAATTTAGTGGCTTGCCGGATGAGGATAGATAAATAAATGATTGATTTATAGTGGATATATAGAGGATTGGTGTTATATTAGCGCCATAAACGTGCGTGCGGCACGAAAAAGGCAGTATAGCTCAGTGGATAGAGCGCGGGTGTGCATACGTGATGATGCGTGCGGCACGCCTTTGGGCCACAAGTTCGAGTCTTGTTGCTGCACAATATTTGTTTGGATGTGTTAGCGAACGTTCCCGGTGTTCAGCGCTCCGTCTGAGGGAATAAAACGTACGGAGATTTAAGGTAATTGATTGATTTTTGAAGGAAATGCTCCTGGTGATTGTGCCGGGAGCATAGTTTGTCTGTTTATGGATGGCTATTTTGAACTTATCAAATTGACTGCACTCTTTATTATTGTAATATGCAAACGGGTGAAATTGGTATTGGGCATATTGCTAATATGGTGTAAACTATTAATTAGAACTATATTGGAGCTTGTATTCTATATAGTTCTTTTTCTATTACTGATATCTCCTTTGTTATTGTGGCTGTTTATCGTTGTCAGATGTCTCTTCTTTGGGAAGTAATCCCATTTCTTTATTGAAATTCAGGAGTTGCTTGTAGTCAATGTCCGTATCTTTATCGTTGTCCTTCAAGATAAGTGAGGGATGCACTTCGCCACCCAATTCTATCAGTTTATACATCTCTTTGACGGATACACGTAGCCGTCCTAAGCGTTCATTGTTTGATTCCGGATAGTATTGGCTTTCTAATTGGCGTGCCTGAGCATCAATTTCCTCATTGAGCATTCTTTCATTGGTCTCTTTAATGGTTTTCATAACCTCGTTGCCCATTGCATAGCGTTCATATTGCTTTGCCATGAGTTTGATGGCATAAAACTTTTTAGCCACATAATAGGCAGCTTTAGCAATGGACATAACCATTCCCGCAGCCACGGTGGCTCCTACGGATATGATAATCCACGATGAACCATAATCCAATTGTTTGAATTCTAATGTTCCTCCTATTTCCGCTACAGATTGAGACAAGGATTTGTTGATTAGCTTACAACTCTCTATGATGTCTTCAAGATTATGTATCTGCGGCAGTCTTATATTGATTGTTTCTTCCGTTTCTTCTGTTGGAACATAAGAATTAATCCATTGACACATTAATTTTAATGTGTATTCCATTTTGCTGAATTCATTTTTGTAACCATTAATTTGGTTCCCATCTAATACCATTCTGTCTGTAACGTAAGATATGACAATAGAATACATATCAAGAGACTTCTCATTGTATCCTATGATACCGATGTTATACAATTCTTGTATAGCAACTTTCATAGCTTGTATGTTGTCGATATAATAGTTTCCGTTGTTGCTACCATATTTAGGATGGAAATTCTCGTATGCTATATTGATGCTGCGCTTTATGTCTATCAATCTCATATTTCTATATTATTTAATTGCCAATTAATCATCATTTAAAAGAATTTGCTGATGCTACCCAGCACTTCATACACTTTGAGGATGCGTCTTTTATCGAACTCCTGTTCATCAAAGTCGCGGGTGTTGATGGGTACAAAGCGAAGCTTCATAGGGTCGGATGACTTGCGGAGAATCTTTACGGTGCGTATGGTGTCAAGCACAATGGCGTATATTTCGCCATATTGTACGTCATCAAGAGTACAGCTTTTAAGGGCTATCACATCTCCGTGGTTTATCTTGGGTTCCATAGAGTGACCAGTGATGTTACACCAAACCACTCCTTCCTTGTTATAGGGTTGGTAGTTGATGTAGTAGTCAGGACGCTGGGTCTGGTCGTTGAGAGTGAGATCAAAACCACCCATAAAATCAACGCTGTAGTAGGGAGCACCTTTGTATTCTTGGTTAATGGTAGGAAGGGGATCAGAGGGCACGGAGTGGTCTGTGGAGGAGGTGGATGATGAAGTACCAGTTCCATCAGCGCGAAGCATGGAACCATTGCCGGTAAGGAGCCAGCGGGTTGAATATTGGGGATAATTTTCAACTAATATTCTTATCCATTTAGATTGTATATCTGTTCCATTGCTTATAGCACGTGACAGAACTCCTTTACTTGCGCCTATGGCACGCTCTAAAGAACCGATAGTTATACCTTCTTTCTGAGCTATTTCTTGTATTCGCGATAAAATGCTTCCCATATAGTTGAAAATTATCACGCGTTTATTTGCGTGGTTGAAAATTATCACTTAAATTTGCAGCGTGGTTAATGATTTATAAATGCTTAACCGTTTACAGCGGATAAAGGTAAGCATTAAACTTTAAAATATAAAATATATGAAGAAGATTGATTGGGAGGATTCCCGAAAGAAAAGCGCGGCTTATGAACATCTGGCAAAAGTGTTTAACGTCAGCAAACCGAGCATAAGCCTTGCCATGAACTTCAAGCGGAACAGCCTTGAGGCTGCACGCATGCGTCATGTAGCTGTCCATGAGCTCGGAGGACGGCTGTTGAGTGATGAGAATGTAACCGTATCTCCGGTGAAGGTATTGGATTCCCACGGGAAAGTGAAGGCGGTAATAACGGATAGTGCGGTAACTTTATAAAGTAATATGGACAGAAAACTGACCACCAAAGAAACGGACTTTCTGCTTGAGTTGCGGGAGTTGATGGCGAAGCACAGTGCCATTATGTACTCTGAGAACGACCGTGTGTGCTTCGATGTGGACTACTCTGGTGAGGATGACCCGGAGGAACCGGTCACGATGCCGAACGAACTACTTGTGTTTTACGATATAGATAATTTCATCAAACAAAACTCTTAAACTTTGAAAATATGAAGACTTTGAGAAAGATTCAGAAGATTGCCGTAGCAGTGGGCATGACTTACGGTCTGTGGTTAGGAGCAAATGTGGATGCCACGGATGCGGACTGTCGTAATGCGTTTGTCATCGTTGCCTTGTCAACCGTTGTAGCGATTTCGCTTTGTATGCCGGACAGCGGAAAGGAGGAAATGGCATGAAGGTAAAAGTGACAATTGAAGGCAAGGTCGTGCAATATGACTATAACGGCCACAAGTCGTAAAATTCCCAATGGGTAGCAAGTCCGGATCCTTCCCAGTGCCATGCGTGTGGAAGCGGCCGCCTTCCCGGTTCGATGCCGGGACTTGCGCAATGTTGAAAATATAAAGTTTCTGATTATGGAAATGTATGGTAAAATAAGGTGTGTCACCCATGCGGAACTGGTAGGAGGCGGACTCATCAGCGCGTCCAACCTGAAAAAGAAGGTAAGGGACAAGCTGATTGTACAAGTCCAGCTTGGTGGAAATGGCCGGAAAGCCCTTTATGACTATTTCAGCCTCCCCGTCTCACTCCGCCGGGACTATGACAGCCAAAACCCCAATGCTTTGGAAGAGATGAAAGAACAATTAATGAGCAACATCATCCGCAGCGACAGCAACGCTGTAAAATTCTATAAGGACTACCGTCCCGCCATTTCGCTGGAACGCCAGGCGCAATACGTGCTGAACGCCGAAGTGATGAACGAACTGGTACGTGTGGAACGGGAGTGCGAATCGCTTCACAGCAAAAACGGCTACACCCGAACGCCAGAAGTATGGAAAGCGGTATGGGGCACGTGCGAAAAGCTCCGTGAACACTACGGACATACATTACCCAAGACTCAAAGCCGCCTCCGTGAGAAATTCAACGCTTACAAGGTGGAGAAATATGCCGCCCTTGTCAACCGGAACACCGGCAATCAGGCGGCGCGCGTGGTAGTTCCCGAAGTGGCACGGCTGCTGCTGAAGCTCCGCCGCAGCATCGTTCCCCGCTATACCGAGGCGCAGATATTCGACGAGTACAACCGCCAGGCGGTGGAGCGTGGGTTGAGTGTTATCAAGTCACCCACTACCGTGAAGAACTACCTCAACGACCCCTCCGTGATGCCGATGTGGTACGCCTCGGTCCATGGCATGCAGAAGTGGAAAGCCAAGTACGCCAGCCTGCTGAAAACCGGACTTCCGCAGATGCGCGATGCCCTGTGGTATGGCGACGGCACCAAACTGAACCTCTACTACCGGAACGAGCAGGGAAAGATGTGTACCACCTCTGTCTATGAAGTGATGGATGCTTATAGCGAGACCCTGTTAGGCTATGACATCGCCCCGAACGAGAACTTCGAGAGCCAGTACCGCGCCTACCGCATGGCGGTAGAGGTTTCCGGCTGCCGTCCCTACGAGATAGTGACCGACAACCAGGGTGGGCACAAGAAAGGCGACGCGGCAGGCTTCTTTCAACGCCTTACGGTGCTCCACCGTCCCACGATGCCCTATAACGGACAGTCCAAGACCATAGAGAATGCCTTCTACCGTTTCCAGGCACAAGTCCTTCATGCCATCTGGCATTTCACGGGACAGAACGTGAACGCCAAGAAACTGAACAGCAAGCCCAACCTGGAATTCATAGAGGAGAACGCCTACGCACTTCCCACGCTCGAGGAACTGAAAACAATCTATAAGGAATGCCGTGACAGATGGAACAATGAGGAAAAGCACTTCGCCACCGGTATTCCACACATGGAGATGTACCGCATGAGCGGGAATCCCGAGGCCCAACCCGTTACGGAGGTTGACATGATGCGTATGTTCTGGCTGTGCCATCCCAAAGCCGTGACCTATACCAACTACGGACTTCAGTTTGAAATAGACAAACGGAAATACCACTATGACGTATATACCGCCGACGGCCTGCGTGACGAGGCATGGGCGCTTCGCAATACCGGACGCGAGTTCACCGTGATGTATGATCCTATGGACATGACCCGCGTGGAGCTGTGGCGGAATACCGCCACCGGTGCCAAGTACAGCGCCACCGCCACTCCTAAGGTCACTGTCAGCCGCGCCACGCAGGAGCGCACACCGGAAGAGAGCAGCTTCATGCGGAAAACCATCGACCGGAACAAGGAGACCATGGCCGCCATCCAGCTGGAAGGCGAGCGTTTCGACCTTGACGAACGTATTGCAGCCGAGCTCTTCGGTCTTTCCACTCCCAAACCTAAGAACCTCAGCAAGAATAAGATGGACGGATACCGTGAAAGGCATGACCGTGGCGAGCTCCATATTCCTCTCTCCCTGCCGGAAAAACAGAAGCGGGAGGAGGCCGAAGCGGACACGGAAACCGATTACTCCACTATGGGGGAATATACCAAGGCACTCTCCAACATGACGTTGGACGAGCTGGCACTGGACAGATTTTAAACGGCAATCAATAACCAATTAAATACCATTCAAGAATGAAAGGACTAACCAAACAAGACAAGGATGCCATCCGCGACGCACTGATGGCCTACTGTGAGAACTTTCCCAGCCGCAACCGCGCCAGCGAGAGCCTGCAGGGTGTCAGTGCGGCTGTGGTGAGCCAGATTCTGAACACCAAGTATGAAAGCATCAGCGATGACATGTTCAGCCGCATAGCGGCGCAGATAGGTTTCAGCTTCGAGCATTGGACCATCTGCGAGAGTGAGAACTTCCGTCTCGCCACCTACGTGCTGGCCGACGCCCAGATGTACAAGAATGTCACCTGGATGGTGGGCGATGCCGGATGCGGCAAGACCACTGCCGCCATAGAGTTCCGTCGCACACACCGCAACGTGTTCTATATCCTTTGCTCGGAAGATATGAAACGCAGCGATTTTGTGCGCGAGATAGCCAAGCAGGTGGGCGCGCCTACCGACAGCACCAGCAACCTGCGTGACATGCTGGACTATGCGCTCGGTATGATCGGTTTTCTCCAGAACCCGCTGCTCATCTTCGATGAGGGGGACAAGCTGACGGACTGTGTATTGAATTACTTCATCAGCATCTACAACCGCCTGGAAGGACGCGCGGGTATCGTGTTCATGAGTACCGACTATATCAAGCGGCGTGTGGACAACGGGCTGAGATACAACAAGAAAGGCTACAAGGAAATCAACAGCCGTATCGGACGCAAGTTCTTCGACCTGAACGCCACCAGCCGCAATGACGTGTATGCCATCTGTCAGGCCAACGGGCTGACCGGTGAAGCCGAGATAAGACGTGTGCTGAAAGATGCTGAAACCAGTGACAATGACCTGCGCCGCGTGAAGCGGGTGATACATGCGCAGAAGCGCCGTGCCGAGCAGCAGAAAGGAGGGGCAGAGTAATGAGTGAGACTTTTGAACGTAATGCCAAGGGGGTACGTGAGATGCTTTCCATGAAGTTTGACACACTGGACTTTGAGGGGGTGTGGCATGACGCTTTCGGCACACCCGAGCGTCGGGGTGTCTGGTTTGTGTGGGGGAACTCCGGTAACGGAAAGACTTCATTTGTGATGCAGCTCTGCAAGTATCTCTGCCGTTTCGGCCGTGTGGCCTATAACAGTATGGAAGAAGGTGCCTGCCTCACCATGCAGGACACACTCCGCCGCTTTGGCATGATGGAGGTCAACCGTCGCTTTCTGCTTATCGACAATGAAAGTATCGAGCAGCTCAGCCTGCGTCTGAAACGTCAGAAATCACCAGATTTTGTGGTGATAGACAGTTTCCAATACACACAGATGACCTATCGGCAGTATATTGAATTCAAAGAACGCCACCGTAACAAGCTGATGATTTTTATCAGCCATGCCAGTGGCAGGCTGCCTACCGGACGCAGCGGCAAGAGCGTGATGTTTGACGCGTCATTGAAAATCTACGTCGAGGGCTACCGGGCTTTCAGCAAGGGACGCTTCATCGGTCCGAAAGGCTACTATGACATCTGGCCGGAAGAGGCGGCAAGATATTGGGGAGAATGTAATATGTAATGAGCCATGAGAACGACTGCCGACAAACCTATCAGCGCCCAGCAGCTTAAAGCCCTGCACGCCACCTTCCACCGTATCGGCATGGATGACGAGGCCCGCCACGGCTGCATCTACGAGTTCACTTCCGGCCGTACGGAAAGCAGCCGGGAACTGACGATGCGTGAGGCGCGGCAGCTGCTGGAGCGGTTGAACCCGACGGACGACAAGGCACGGGCCATGCAGATGGCAGAAGCCAGGAATGTATTCCGGGACATCTACCGTCTTTCGTTCCAGATTCCCCAGCTGAACCAGGGGTTCACCAGCGACAGCGAGGAGGAATACCGCATGAACGTGGCGAAGCTGAACATCTGGGCACGTAAGTACAGCAAAGCGCGCAAGGACATTACAAGCATGAGGCTTTGGGAGCTCCAGGCCACCAAGAAACAGCTGGAGGCGTGGATGCGCCGTGAGGAAAGGAAACTTAAAAAGGATTGATACAATGAGAAAGAAACAGGAAATAAAGAAAGGAATTGCCATTCTCCGCATGAAAGGGGATAAAATCAGTCTGCTCCAAGCCGAGGTGCTGGAAAACGGGCATAATGAGAGTCAGGTGTTTGCCACCTACGTGGCTTCTGTTCCGGAGGAAGACAAGGACGAGACCGTGTTTTATGCCTGCCGTGACGCCGCCCGTTTTGCCGCAGGGCGATTATCGCTGGAAGAGCTGATACCCGATGCGGACAGATATCCGGTGACGGTTGACAGACCTGAGCCCAAAGAGCGCCAGTCAGTCAGTGTACGGGAATTTGAGGCTCTGAAGCGTAAGGTCGCGCAGTTGGAAGGCTTTGTGGAGGATTTGTTGAAAGAACGCCGCCAACGTGCCGAATACCAGAAATTGCCGGATACGAACCGTGCGGACTATATCGGCCAGAAAGATGCTACAGAGCTTATAGGATGTAGCCGTGAGACGCTGAATGCCTGGCAGCGTAAGGGTTACATTACCGGATACCGCAAAGCCGGACTGGTCTATTACAGCAGGAGTGAGCTTGCCGCCGCTCCGGTTGTGCAGAATTTTATCACAATAAAAAAGGGGAGGAGATGAGATGGTAGATAATAATAATCAATATATCCCAATGGTCCATATCGTAGACAGAAACAAACGCCGTGAACGGCTGGCGTCCCGTCTTGAAGTCTGTGCAGACCGTATCTGTGACCTGCAGGACCGGTTGATGGCGGGTATTACCGCCTTGAGACCTATCGAGTACGACCGCCTGCTGGATGAATACCGGGCGGAGCTGGTGCGTTACGACAACATCGACCGGGAACTCCGGCAGTTGGAGGACCCTACGAAAACAGAAGAGTACAGGGCCTATCACCGCAATGCCGGCAAGCAGCAGAAAAATAAAATCAACTATTAAATTATCAACCCTATCAAAAGAGCAAGAATTATGGCAAGAACAAAGAAAACAGTAGTCAGCGGCATCAGCCGCGAGCAGGCAGAGCAGGCCTTCGCAGATTTTGCGGCGGCCGATGCCAAAGTACAGAACCTCACCTCGAAGATGGACCTTGAGATGACCCGTATCCGCGAGAAGTATGCGGACCAGCTGGCAGAACTGTCTGCCACGAAGGAAAAGAACTTCGACATCATGCAGGCATACGCCGTAGAAAACAAGGAAGAACTGTTCTCCAAGAAGAAAAGCCTGGAGAGCGCCCATGGCGTGTTCGGTTTCCGTACCGGCACACCGAAGCTGAAGAACCTGAAGGGGTTCACCTGGGCGGCAGTGACGAATTTATGCAAGGAGCTTTTGCCGCAGTATATCCGCACCAGTGAGGAGCTTGCCAAGGACAGACTGCTGGCTGACCGTGAGAATCCTGACGTGGTATCCTATTTCCCGAAGATCGGTGTGCAGGTGGTGCAGGAAGAGACCTTCTATGTGGAGCCTAAAAAAGAGAGTGATGCGGTTGAGCAGTGAGATGAGGGAGATACATCGTTGTTACCGGTACCGTCCCCGCGGTCGGTGCTGGGCGGTGTATCTCGATATCACCTACCGTCAGGGTGACAGCTTCCCTCCGGAGATATCCACTCTTGGCACCAAGGTGAATGAATATCCGACCAGGGAAGAGGCACGGCGCGAGGTGTACAGACTGAACGGCTGGAATTATGAAAGGAGAAAAAGAACTTAATACAGAACAAACCATGAGCAAGAAACAGAACGGGGTGCTGGTAACGGCACCCCTCTTCGGAACGGGACGGGAGACCGTCGGAGAATTCCCGGGGTATTCCTGCGGCTATTGTCAGGGCAACGGCTATTTCCAGGGGGACATCACGGTAAAGGACACGGAGCTGGTCCCGTGCCCCAAGTGTGGCGGCACCGGCAAAGTGAAAGGCATCGTTACGGTGGACTGGGTACCGGACGGGGAAGTGAAACCCTGCCTCAAAGGGAATTCAAACGACATTTAACCACTGAAGTCCTATGCGTATTCCCGTAAAATACATTGTCCAGATAGACAATTTCCATGTGGCGGATTTCATCTTCTACTGGAACTATTATGACCAGCCCTGCTCCCTGCTTCTGCAGAAACCCAAAACGGAAGGGCTTACCGCCATCAAGCTGGTGGTTGACAGTGACGAGGCCGCCAGCTTTTTGCTCAGGGCGAAGGAGAAGACGGGATGCAGGTTATATCAGGTTGACTAA